GCCTACACCGCCGCCTACACCGCCGCCTACACCGCCGATATCTCCGAAAACGGACGCCCCTTCGCCCTGAAATATCCGAGTCGGACTTGTTAGAGGGCCCGAATAACTCGAGGGCTCCAGGCTAATTTGACCGCCGTTCGCGAACCTTCTCGGCGCGTCCAACTGATCCAAATACGAACCTATGCCGCCAACCGCGCCGCCATCTTCAAACTTAAAAGCCTTGTTTAAATAAAACCCGCCCTCACCCGTTCTGGGATCATAAGAGCCGCTTGCACTGAAGCCTCCCGGAGACGCATATCGACCCTCAATCGGCCCCCGCTCAATGCCGTCCGTGCCAAATTCTATGTTTTCCGGGGCCCCCTGTGCCCGTAATTCGTCACCGAACTCAACTTCGCCACTGAGGTAATTCAACGGAACACCCGCTGTGAACCTATGGCCGTCCGGACCCACAACCGTTGCGCCAAACTTACCACTACCGCCACTTTGACTAACCGTGAAACCGTCTCTCGGGCTCTCACGCCCAGAAAAACCCTCCGCAAACATCTCTGGTGTAACACTAAAACCGGCTAAACCCGGAATCCCCACCGAAAAACCACGGTCCGTGGGCCGAGGAGCACCAGCACCTAAATCTACACGGCTACCACCCCCTTCGATCACTTCGTCAATTTCCGAGTCTTGTAATCGGTATCGGTCCATTAGACAAAAACCCTTAATAATACGCACGCACCTTAACAGATGTTGCGTCGTCTTCCCAGTCGTCCACCGGCAACTGAATAAAGTTACCCTGACGATACCGCATTAAAGCCTGCGTCATACTATCAACCAAGTCATCATACTCCCCATTGGGAAATGCCGCCACCTCCTCAATCATCTCATCCGCCCAAGTCTCGTCCGGGACCCAAACCATGCCCGCCTCAAACAACGGACTTACACTGTGTACTCGCGAAACCTTGTCATTACCCCTGCTAGGCGTGAAATTTACTACCGGAATGCCCATGTTCCGCAACTCCTGCGTTAACGGCAAACCACTCGCCTTAGCCTCAATGATAACCGTGTCCGGCTCCCAAAACCTATACAAATCTAATGCCTCTTTTTTTAAATCCGGGAAATCCCAACGGCCCTTCTTACTGTCTAACAATATTAAATTGGGACCACTCCCACCCTCATTCGGATAAAATACACCCCACGTCGTTATCGCACTGTAATCCGAAGTCTCACGCTTACTGAAAGCCGTGTCGTAACTCTGTATGACATACTCTAACTGCGGAACACGCTCCTTATCCCAACGCTTCCACCACTCCCGTGGAATGATCGCATTCTCCTCACCCGTCGGATTCTGCTGATACTGAGCATTCCACTTGCTCGGAGGTATTGATGCGCGGACCGCGGTTAAATCTTCTAAACTCCAATACTCCGGCCAACACGGAGAACCATCCTCAAATATCGCCGGTAACTCAACAATCTCCCACTGGTCCGCTAAAGGGTCCTTCGCCATCGCACGAACTAATTGACCCGTCATGTCCTTCTCAGACCAACGCGTCTGAACCAAAACTATGCTGCCCCCAGGCTGTAAACGCTGACGAGGACCACCCGTATACCACTCCCAAGCATCCTCAAAACCAGCATTCGACATAGCCGTCTGCTCTGAATGCGGATCGTCAATAATTACTAAATCACCACCGCGACCCGCCAAGTTCGAACCCACACCAACCGCATAATACATCCCGCCAGATGACGTGTCCCAACGACCAGACGCCTTGCTGTCCGACGCTAACTTAACCTTCGGGAAAATCTCCTTGTACTCGTCACTCTCAATCAAATTCTTCGTCTTACGACCAAAATTTACAGCCAACTCCGTCGTGTGCGTCGCCTGAATAATCTTCATTCGCGGACTGCGGCCCATCATCCACGCCGGAAACAAAAAAGACGCAAACTCACTCTTCGTGTGCCGCGGAGCCATGTTAATAATTAAACGCTTTAAATCACCGCTCGCTACCCGCTCCAACTTCTCCGCTATAATCTTATGATGACGGCCAGCAATAAATTCAGGCCAAACCGTCTTCACAAAACTTAAAAAATTATCTCGACAAGCTTCATTCTGCTCAAGCTGCGCGAGCCTCAGACGAAGCTTCAATTCTTTCTCATCTAAGGCCGCGGACCGCGGTGCTTTCATGGGGGCCCCCAAAGTTATTTATATGCGATTAGTACCTTATAATAGTACACCATATCATTTTTCATGGGAATATTTGTGAGAAACATGGCCCTAGCACCCGCTGGTCGGCCCAGGGGGCCGCGCGCCGTGGGCGGGCGCCCATGTCATGGGATGGTAGCAGAATGACCCGATATCCGGGGGACCCTGGGGAACATCGGGCAGGGCAGATCGGGCCGCCGGATGACGGGCCGGGGGAACATCGGCAGGGCAGATCGGGCCGCCGGATGACGGGCCGGGGGAACATCGGCAGGGCAGATCGGGCCGCCGGATGACGGGCCGGGGGAACATCGGCAGGGCAGACCTCGAGGCGCTGCCGACGTCAAAATGGTGCGGGAGGGGATAAAAAGGGTGCTCTGTCGTCGATCTGGCGACCGATTGCCGGGCAATCCCACGCTGATATTGACCAGAGAGCACAAAAAAAACCCCGCCGGGGGTCGCCCGGCGGGGTTTTGACGTCGGCTGCGCGTCGACTAGTCGTCGATTGCGGGCTCCCAATCGGCTAGATCGTCCGCCAGATCGTTCTCGAGATCTCGAGAGGCGCGACGCTCGCGGATCTCGTTCAGCGACAGCTCGAGATCGCTTTCCATGTTCTCCAGCCCGCGCTCGAGCTGGCGGACTAGATCATTCGCGCGGTGCACCGGCACCTGGTCGCGGCGATCCTTACCAGTGGCCGCGCGGCCATGCATTACGTCCAACAGATCAGACATATCCGCGGCGTTCATAAGAAAATGCGCGCCGTCATCGAGTATATATTGGAACTTCATCGTTGTTTTCCCTGATTACGGCGCAGGCGGAATGCCCGCGCCTGATAATGTTATAACCGGATAACAAGCGCGGCGTCAATCGGCCCCAAGATCCCCTGCGACGTGATGGCGCAAGATAGAGCCAGGCGGTAACCGGCGCGCGAACTTTCGCACGGCCTGGGCGTCGCTTTCCTCCTGCCCGGCCTGGGCGGTCGCATTCCAATGGATGCGGCAATTGCCAGCGTCGGCATAGCATCCGCCCGGATCATCGGAGCCAGCGGCAGCGGCGCGCTTGCCCGGCCCGTGCGCCGTGAACCCTATAACAAAATCACGGCCCAGGCGCGAGCATAGCGGCTCGCCGTTCCCGCAATCGGAACAGCTAAACCCCTTGGCAAGTTCCGCCGGGCAGCGCACGACCGGAACGCCCGCCGGAGTGACGGCATTGCGACCGCTATCGCCCCAAGCGTCGGGGCTCATTACCGTGACAGCCGGAACGCCCGCCGCGTGCGCAGCGTCGGCATCGGCTAACGTGTCCGCGCTGTAATTAATAACAGTGCGACCGGCGCGCAATTCGCCCGCCCATTCGGCAAATGGAAAATGGCTATACGTAAACGCGACGCCGCGACGCGGTACAGAGTCAAGGATGGCGGCCAGATAATCAGCGTCGACGGCCCCCGCACCCTTGCCTGTTGGATTAAGTGCGCACGTTGCCGGGCAGGTTCCGAACCTATCACCGGCACCGGCGCGGTATGTTACGGCGCACCCGGCGGTTTTTGTTGAGCGGCTAACGGCTACGGTTTTGAGCATGTTCGAACTCCCCTAGCGCTGCTGAATTGCGGCGCTTATGTAATTTTATAGAATATTATGCGATAACTTGCAAGAAAATAATAAACCGGCAGGGGCGGGCCGTGGGGCCGTATGCGATAGCGCCGGGCAACGGGAGCCGGGCAGGGGCCGGGATGGGCCGCCCTGGCGCTGCGCAGCGGCGGGCCGGTACGTTTGAAGCGCGGCCCAGGGGACAGGGGCGGGCTTGGTTAACTCTTAAACAAAAACGCCCGCCAAGCACTAGGCCGGGCGGGCGTATTGTGAGGCGCTGCGCAGCGCCTAGGCGATCAGGCCGGTGAGATTGTTAGCGCCCTGCCGTATCGCCACGACGGCATCAGCCCGGCTGATGCGACGATGCGAACGCGACCCGCGACCCATGCCTTGGTCAGCGAGCTTGTCACACAAATCGTCGATGGTGTCGCGCGAGCCCATGACAATTGAGCTGCAAGACAATACGTCCTCAGCGTACTGCATCAGGTCGCTTCGACCCACAAAGGAAGCGACGGTGTCGCGGGTCCATCCACCCGCTTCGGTGGTTAGAATGTAGATGTCCCGCATGTTACCACGCCCCCAAGCGTTCCAGCGCGACGCGGTCGCGATCCAGACCTCGAGCGTCTTTGCCCTCGAGCGCTTTGTCAATGGCGCTGAAAATTGCGAGCTGTCGCTCGCTAAACATAACTAGCGCGCCGACTGAACACTTGTGCGGGTTAGAGTGCAGCGCCATCGCCTGCCACGCCGCTGCGCCGTCGGTTCCAGATTTCGGGCAGGCTTTTTTCAGACTACCCTGGTGCGCGCCTCTACTGACCGACGCGTCTTCTAACGCCGCTATGCAGATTTTCTTTAATTGATTGCTGTCCATGACTTAGCTCCCTTTGTCAGCCGCCCAAAAGCGGACGACCTACGCGGGTTATCGCATAGGTCGTCCGTTCCGGTCAAACAGTTTTTTAGAAAATTAGGCGGCTACCTTATCCAGCAACGCGCCAGCCTTGCGTTCCACCATAATGCGGTCGTCCTGGTGCGGAACGTCGCGGGCGATGGCGGTTATAGCCTGCGCCGCATCCCAAACAGTTTCGACCGGGCGGCCTTCCTCTTCAAGGTGCCGGGCGTTAGCGGCCCGCGCCATGCGGGCGGACAATCCGGCCCGCTTGGTTAGAAACGACAGGCGGCTGTCGTCATCATGTGCGACCTTGGCGGCCTTGGCGGCCTGGACGCCTTCAATAAACGTCGCCGTTTCGCCATGCGCAAAACTACGCAGCGCCGGGGCCGCCTCGCCCGCGAACCGGTCCGGCGCGAATTTCGTGTGCCGGATTTTAATCTCTGAGAAATTTTCGACACCCCAGAGGCACCGATTCATGCAAACGCCGCGCAGGTACATGGCAGCAATCCCTGCCGTTTTGCTTCCGGTCTCGCTGTTCCAGGCGTAAAAACCGCGGAACATTAAATCCGGTTCGCCGTTCGGAAGCGTGCCGACCTCAATCGGGTTGCGATCATCGACCAAAAAGGCAAACACGTCGCGGTCGCTGGCGAACAACGTCGTGGTCTCCAACGTAACCGGCACGTCCGGGTCGTACACGGCCATGCCGTCGCGGCTGCCGGTCATCATGCCGGGAACTTTCCAGCGCCCGCCGCTATCGTCAACCAACTGTTTGATTGGCTCGAGAATTTCCCAATCAAAAATCCGGCCATAATCAGGGCCGGTTGCGGCCCGCAGCTCGCCTCTTTCCGTTTGGCTACCGTACACCTTAACGATCTCGCGGTTGCGATTATACCGCAGACCCCATTGGATACAGTCGGCGGCCAGCGGTGCGGGCAGGTCCCGCAAATATCCCGCAGGCGCGCCGGATAAAGATGCGAGCTGACCGAACGACCAATTCGTCGGGGCGTTCTGATGCTCGCCATTAGCGTCATCACGGTATTCAATAGTGATTTCGCCTGCCGTCGGGCTGCCTTCGTTAACGTCGCCAAGCACTTGCATCTTGTGAGTGTCAACGATGCGGCTAGTCATTCGACTAGCATCGACTTTTTTAAACGCCAGCATATCGTCCAGCGACAGAAACTTCTGATCGTCTGGGCGGCTGAACCACTGGCTGCTAACCTGCCCGTTGCCAATGCCATGCTGGAATGCGTTCGTAACGTACGTCATGTTATTCTCCCTGTGTCAGCCGTTCAAAACAAACGGCCTATGCGGGTTCTCGCATAGGCCGTTCTGGCAGTCAACATGTTTTTTTAGAAAATTATCTTCGTCGTCGGGGCCTGCGCCGTTTCTGCACCATCCGCTCCGCACGCTCCATTGTTTCTGCGCCGTACATCAGTCGTGAAATCCAATTGAACAAAAAGAACATTTCTAATACCACCCCCGCCGAACACGTTCGCTGTCCATCAAAAGCGCGTCATGTTCAATGCGCTCGGTCCGACGTCTGTCAAATTTAGAAAACGCGAGGTCAATAGTGGCCGCTAATTCTTCGCTCTCGTCCATCCACTCGTCGTGGCTGTCCCAAATCTTTATGAAATCAGCCTCGGTTTCAGCCTTTTCAGCAATACGCTGCGCCTCGCTATCGCTAATGTTAAACCGGGCGGTATAATTCTGTATCTCGTGCAAATTCATGGTCAGTCCTCCATCGACGCAATGGCCAAATCGCGGGCTAGGTCCCGCATTTTGGAGACGGCCTCAAACATTTCATGCGCAATTTCCAGATCGTGCGCCCGGCTTAAATTAGGCGAGTGCCTGCTCTGGTAGTTCCTGCCGTGAAACGGGGTTCCTACCAGATATCGCAGCGCCGTCTCCATTTCTTCGGCAGCGTTAGAAATTAGCGCGCTGGTCGCAGCAAAATCCTTAGCGTCGTTCCCGTTCAGGTGCGGTCTCGCACATATCGTCATGTCGTATCTCCCTTGGTTATGACGCAACAGTCATACGCGACTATATGGGAGCAATCAACCCTAAAATCATATTCCAATCAATTTCTTCTGATCCCAGGTACAACGGCTCAACCGCCATGCCCTCTAATTTCAGGTCGGAGGCTTTCGATCCCGGATACAAACGCACTTCCTGGGGCTTGGTTTTCGTCGCGACTTTCAGCACCAAAACCCAGACGCTGGCCTTTAACTTCGCATGTCGGTGGAGCCACGCGACCTGATGGGGCCGTAAATCGACTGCGCGGCCCGCTGTGGCCTTTAGTTCGACGAAATGGAACTTACCCTGCTCGTCGCATAGCATGACGTCTGGGACGCCCGGCAGCGCCCAAGACTCAAGACGGGTCGCCGTCAGGTTCCGGTTCGTCGTCGCCATCCCCGCTTTCATCGTTCTCCAGAACCCGCTCTCCCTGTTCGCTGCCGTCGTCGGGATCGCTCGTTCTTTCGGGAGTAATGTCGATAGTGACCTCGCCATTGGACTGCTTTAGCTCCTCTAGGGCTCGCATGACTTCATCCTTCGACATACTGTCGATGCTGCCATGACGGACTTCGGATTTGGAAACATAAATATCCCCCTGCGCCTGCCCTCGTCGGTACTCGGCCTGGACGGCAGCAGAGTATGCCCCGTTCTGCAAAGCCACGTCCCTGATCTTTTGCAGGTCGCGCAGATGCCGCTGGTACGTCACGCCATACTTCTCGTCCAGCTCTTGGCGGTATGCTTGGATCGCTGCGCAGACGTGCGGGCTATGATCCGGATTTGTCAGCTCATATGCACGGGTGTGTGCAGAGCCTGCCGTATACCCCGCGTTGATGGCGGCCTCGCGGAGTGTGATCTGGCCATCCTTTGCGACCAGCTCTTTTACAAACAATTCCTGCCTTCGGGTCAGAGGCGTGTTTACCGATACGCCCGGACGCCCTACCTCGCCCTGCCCAATCTTTTGCTTGTTCTTACCGCGCCAAGTGATCTTGTCTGACCGTGCCGTCATTCGTAACCCTTTCTGTCGTATGCGATTGTACCCATAAACCGCCTTTATATACAATCCATTTCTGAAATCATTTTTTTTTTAAAAACCATTTACCCCCCCATTGAGGCAATTCTGCAAGTTACATAAACCCCGGTTCCGGCACTTTTTTAAAAACGACTTTGTGTGCCTACTTAACCCTATATATATAAAGGGTTTTTAACCGAAAGTTACACGGTTACACCGGTTACGGCTATTTTGACCAAATATTTTATTTTTATTTCTGGAGAATAAATCACTATATAGGCCGAAAAAAGAAACCCCGGACCGTGAGCCGCGACCCGTGAGCCGCGATCCCCGATCCGGGGTTAGTGTTATAGTGCCCAATACCCGTAGACGCATCGGCTGCCGCCGCGGCTAGGATCGTGTGTATCGTGTATTGTGCCTTCTATGACGGCGCAGACGTGTTTGCTAACGTTGCAAATAATTCGTCCACCCGGCAGCTCGTCCGCTTTCAGGTGGACTTGGCACCCGCTGCCGATTTGCATCGTGGGCGTCCACCGGAATCCCAGTTCCCGCATGTAGTCCTTGAACCATTTCCGCTTGGTATAGATACCGTTGCGGGCGGATCGGGACTGCTTGACCGTGCGTTTCGACTTACGCTGCGACGCATTGCCTTCGGCCAGTCGGTCGTAGACTTCTTGGTATGGAAGGTCTGCGGCGATGGCGATGGCTCGGCAGACGCAGTCGCCTGCGTTGCCTTTGTATCCGGCAGCCGCGCGGCCGCCGTCATTAAATTCGAAGTTCATCGAATTTCTCCCTGATTTAATTGTCCAAAAACAATCAAGCGCACCGCGCCTGATATAAGCATTATATCAGAAAGTCGCATACGGGTCAAATATTAAATTTTAGGGAATTAGGCCGTGAGCCGCGACCCCCCACCCGTGGTGTGTACCTAGTGCACTAAAATCCGGAAAGTTTAATCATAGAGATTAGTCAGAAGTTTTTAAGAAAGTTTCTGACACTTTCACTACACTCACGCTTAGGTGTCCTAGGTGTCCTAGGTGTCCTAGCAAATCACATTCTCTTACGCGTGTAACAGGGGCAGTGCCTATAATAGGCGCGTTTAAAACTTAAAACTCCTAGGACAGCTAGGACACCTAGGACACGCCCTTGCTGGCTGGGCGTTTGCGCCGTCCCAGCAACGAGGCCTGTCCTAGGACTAGACGTTTGTCACCGTCGGAAAGTCTCCCACTGGAAAGACGTTCGCGAAACTCCCTCAAAAACAACCGTGACAACCGTGCAACCGTGACAAATGCCCCTCAGCAACGGTCACAGCGGCACGGATGGGTCACGTTTGTCACCGTCGGAAAGTCTCCCACTGGTTTGTCACCCGTAATATTGGTCCCGTTTTCGGGCGATCTCTTTAGCTTCTGGACTGTCCCCCTCCCAGGGTTTACGGGTAAGCTCCTCCACGTTTGGACGTAAGGTCTTTGTTTTTTGCACGCCGACTACCGTTTTCGGTTTCACCGCAGCAGTAATCTCGTCTTTTGCGGCCTCCGCCATTTCCTTAATGCCTTCCGCGAATTTAAGTTCACGTTGCGCCAAAAGTTCTTTTGACCGGTTGTATGCGGCGTGGGCGTCTGCCTTTAATTTGTGGTGCCGTTTCATTTTCCCCCACGCAAAAGCTGACGTTGTATGATCGTACAGGCCCGCGAAAAGGGAGCAGGCCTCGAATGTGCACCCGGATAAGCGCGCTGCGCACATTAAGACTTGCCGGGCGTGCACCAATCTTCTGTGTCTTGACCGGCACATGAAATCGTCGGAGCCGGTCACTTCTTCGGTAGCTTGGATCAAGCTTTTGTGGAGCGGTGTTCCGGTTGGAATGGAGCGCATTCGGATCAAACGGTCTGAGAATTTTTTACCGTTTAAATTTCGTTTCATTGCACGAAATCCATAATCATCGGAAATACAGGAAGCAGGGCCTTGGCCGCGGCCCGTGCGACCTCGCGGTGTTCTTTCTGCGTTTCTGGCCCGGACCGCAGCTCACAGTAATGTATCCATGAACGGATGGACCCGGTCATATACAATCTCGTTTGGGTCAAACCTTCGGGCAGCACGGCCCGCGCGACCTCCTTGGCCAGCCCGCGTTTGAGCGCTTCATCGTATACATCAAAAGTAGAAGAGATGAGGCTGTCTTGCACGTCGTTCCACCATTGGACGAGGCCGTCGTCGTCGGTCTCCAGACTATTTTGTCTATTTTTAAGGTCTTGGAGCCGTGCTTCCTGTCGGTCGGTGTTTGTCTCGGTGGCCGCGTACCTTTGGCTAAATTCTTGATATTTAAAACTTCCGTGCCGAATAATTTGTCTGCTCACTGCTCGAGTTGTTTCGATACAAAGGCAGGCGTGAGCCATTTCGAAAGGGCTCCAGTGCTTGTTGCGGATCAGGTACGAAATCAATCCGGGGTTGTTTAGGCCGCTGATTTGGCTCGTTGGGTTTGAGACCCTTGCGAAGTACGCAATGTCGTCTAGCAGGGTGTTACCTGCGCGATGATTTTGGCGTTGGCTGTAGCTCTCAAGTGTTACGTTCATTTTTTCCTCCGGTTTTTTGCAAGATTTTAACCAACATGATTTGAGCGAGGCTTTTTGCAGACATTGATTTGCCAGCGCTTCTTTTTTCAAGCTCCGACATTATGTGGTCCGGTAGCCGCAAGCTCAGGGTTTTGCCCCCGCTCTGCGTTCGATGCAGGAGGGTGCGGACTACCGCGGGGGTGGTTTGCAGCAGCGCGGCAATGTCTTCCGACGCAAAGCCTTCCTGAGCTAAATCCCCTGCTTTTTTTGTAATGCTCATCGTTCCTCCACATAAAAAATATGACGGCCTATTTTACCCAGGCGCGTCATGTTTTTAGCGCGCGACCATGCCGGTGAGACATAATCAGCGTGGTAATGGGTGGCTCCCAGATTTTCCCAAGGATTTTGCCAGGCTTCGCGGACGGCGCGTTGCGCTTCCGCCCAGGCCTTTGCATCTTTAGGGTTTTCGTCTTTGCCGTCCCAGTAGAACGAAAAAGCGTTTTTTTGCTTAATTACGGCGCAGGCATCGTTGGGGAATGCGGGGTGGTCCACACGATTTTCCGCTACATGCACTATGGCCCGCTGCCCGGCTGGTTCCTCGCCACGGGCTTCCCAGTAGACGGCCAAAGCCAGGCACACAAAGGGTATTTCAAGCATCGTCGGCCTCCACTTCGCCGCTACCGCCGCACTCCGGGCACTCAATCTCCCGCTCCCGAATATAACCACCGTGGGTCCACGAGATGACGTGTTCTTCGACGGTTACTTTTCCAGTGCCGTTGCAAACGGGGCATTCAATAAAGTCCCCGGCATGAAACTTTCTCTTCATTACACCGGCTCATCCGAGAGGGTTATTTCCAGGTCTTCGCCTTTGTCGGCGTTGGCCCAAGGAGCTTCAAAGCACACGATTTCGTGCGTTCCCCTGCGGGTTTTAATTTTAATTTTCCTCCAATAAACCTTTTCCCTTTCTTGAATTGGACCGACCGTGATGTCGGTGACATCGTGCACACTGATATCCATCAGTTCGCTCCCAGCCAACGTATCAGGGTCGGGAAGGCCAGCCCCAAGATCACACCGAGTGATCCTGCACCCAGGAGCGCTGTTGGCAACCCGATTGCTAACTCCCTTTTCCAATTGTATGGCTCGGGGGCCGCGTTACGCGGTTTGCGGTTTTTAGGGCGTGGCGCGCTCCGACCAGTGCGACCGGGGTTTGTTTGGCGCTCCATCCAAGCGTTTATTTCCTCCGCATCCCAGCGGAGCTGTAGGCGCTTTGCGCCGTCCTGGGCCACGGCCCAGACTTTTTGAGGGCTAGGAAAACCCGCACCGCGGGCTTTCCGATAAATTGTGCTTTCCCCAAACCCCGTGGCTTTGGAGACCTGAGTGATCGAAAGCATTTGCGCGTCATTCCGCGGCACAGGGTGGTGGTAATTCCACATATTTACGCTGTCGGCGTTCAAAGGCTTTTGATTTACGCCCATGGTTTTCATTTTCTTCTCCTGTTGTGTTGTGTAGCAGCAACACTATGCGGCTTATCGCATAGCACGTCAACTGCTTTTTATCCGACCAGTATGCGGGTCCAAGCGTCGCGAATTTTTTGAGCGTCTGCGTCGCGCTCTTCTTGCGTGCCCATCATCCCGAGTTGAAGCAGGGCGATTTGGCTCTCGACTGCTTCTTCAACAACGAATTTAGCGTCGGACCAGGAGATTTTTTTTGTAATCGAAGTCATTTCGCTTTCCCTTTTTTGTGAGAGAGCGATTATATACGACTATATAAGAGTTATCAACAGGGAAATATAACAATTTAAAAAAGCAGACGCCCCCGGACAGGGAGGAACCGGGGGCGTCGCGGTCAGTTTCTTAAATCAGAGGCACTGCAACGTTTGACCTTACGCGCAGTAGGAGGAAAATAAAACGCGGTTATGCGTCTGTCAAGGGTCTATCGCATACCTGCCGTTAATTTTTTATCTTCACGTCCATTTTTTGACTAGGTGTAACGTTTTTATACACCTCAAACATGTATCGAAGTTGCCCGCTGATGGTTCGGCCTTCTTCGCGAGAGATTTTTTTCAATTCGTCGTACACCTCACGGGGTGTCAGAACACTTTTCCAACGCTCGGTATCCATAACGGGTCTCCATAAAAAGATTTTGTAAGAACATATAAGAATTTATCCGAATAAGCAAGGGACATCCCGTTATTCTGCGGTCCCCCAAGAACTTCCGATTTCGACGTCGCATTTCGACGGAACCTCCAACGGCACGGCGTTTTCCATGATCTTCGCAACATCGAAAGCTTCTTCTTTTGACCCCACAGACATGGCTATCTCGTCGTGAATTTGGATCATCGGTAGCCTACCGCTCTGGTAGATATCGACCATAGCCTTTTTGGTCATGTCGGCTGCGGACGCTTGGATCAAACGGTTCAGAGCTTTGTATGTAAAGGCCCGTTTTAAGCGCGCCGTGGGCCCATGTTCGAGGACCGCGTCTTTATATGTCATGGCCTTGTGCATGGCGAACGAGTCCGGCTCCCAGAGGTCAAAACGACACTTCCTGCCGAGTATGGACCGAAGCGAACCGGACGACGCCTTTTCGTTGAGCCGGTTCATGACGCCGTTCATCAATCCTTTAACGAACGGCACGCGCTCATGATATTGTTTGGTCAGGCTCTTGGCCTCTTCCACGGATACGTCCAGTTGTTCGGACAGTTTGTTCACGCCCATACCGTACATCATTCCCAAGTTAATGGTTTTAGCCTGCTTCCTGGCGATGTTGGCCATTTCCGCGACCATGGTATGAAAGTCGGTGTCTGGATTATTGGAATAAGCTTCCACAAACTCCTCTGCCCCGCGCAGCGGCACGCCGCGGGCTTTACCGTAGAGATGCGCGTAATGAACCAAGATGCGTGGTTCCTGCTGCGAGAAATCAATGGCCGCCCACTGGTCGCCTTCTTCGGGTAAGAAAAGACTGCGGATCATGGGTCCGAGTTCTGGA